CGTGCCAAGAAAAGGCCTTAGAATCCTTGCCAAGGTGTAGCTTTCCTGACAGGATGTGCGCCAACCAACAGCCCCGGCGGCGAACCGGAGCTGTTTTTATATGGCCGCCTGAGCGCAATTTGGAGCGCGGCGCGTGTGTGTAGACACGGCTGGTTCGATTCCAAGGGCGGATTTTATACTCCGGTAGCTCAAGCGGTAGAGCGGCGGTCTCCAAAACCGCATGTTGCAGGTTCGAGTCCTGCCGGGAGTGCTTGCGTGCCCTATGAGGGGGCGGCGCAATAGCGGGGCATCCGGCCGCGAAAGTTCCGGATGCAGCAGCGCCCACCGTTTGACGCATGTCCAACACACTGAATGCACGGGCGCTGCTTATATGCCGTCATAGCTCAACTGGCAGAGCGCCGCCCATTTAAGGCGGGACAACGTTGGTGACACCACGGGAACATCACTGCACAGCCAACCACTGCGCACATCCATTCCGTGGGTGCTGGTTCGAATCCAGCTGGCGGCACATTCGATATTTTGACCGTTCGGATTTCCGGGCGGTTTTTCTTTTGCATGAGTTTAGAGAGGTGGTGGCGGTGGGCGCAAGACGGCTGACAGATAAGCAAAAAAAGAAGATCGTTGCTGACTATGTGCAACTCCAAAGCTACCGCGCCGCTGCAAAGTTGAACGATGTTTCAGACGCGACGGTTAAGAAAGTCGTGAAGGAAGATCCGGAGAGTGCGCGTTTGTGTGCACAAAAAAAGCGGGAAAATTCGCAGGATATGCTTTCATACCTAGAGAGCAAGCGCGGGGAAGCACAAAATCTTCTCGGGCTGTACCTTCAGGCGATGGAAGACCCTGACAAGATCGCAGAGGCAACGTTGCCGCAGCTGTCCACGGCGTTTGGCACCATCGTGGACAAGTTCGCTATGCTGGGAGACCAGAGCGGCATAGAAGCCCCGGACGATGGCCTGCTTGAGGCCCTGAGCGCTGCCGCAAACATCAGCCCGCCGGATGACGTGGAGATGCTTCCGGAGGAAGAGGACGACAATGCGGAAAAGTAACGGTTTTCGATGGAAAGCCATCAGCCAGCGGCAAAAGATGGTTCTTTGCTGGTGGACACCGCAGAGTGCATACAGCGGTTACAACGGCATCATTGCAGATGGCGCTATCCGCTCGGGCAAGACCTTTGCCATGAGCTTTTCGTTCGTCCAGTGGGCTATGACCTGCTACAGCGGCCAGCAGTTTGCCATGTGCGGCAAGACCATTGCCAGCTTCCGGCGCAACGTGCTGGGGACGCTCAAGCAGCAGCTTGCAGCCCGTGGCTACAACGTCAAGGAGCACCGGGCGGAAAATTGCATGACCGTCAGCAAGGGCGGCAGAACCAACGAGTTTTACTTTTTCGGCGGCAAAGATGAGAGCAGTCAGGACTTGATTCAGGGCATTACCCTTGCGGGCGCGTTCTTCGACGAGGTGGCCCTGATGCCGCAAAGCTTCGTCAATCAGGCCACAGCCCGTTGCTCTGTTACCGGGTCGAAGTTCTGGTTCAACTGCAACCCGGGCAGCCCGCAGCATTGGTTTTATCTCGAGTGGGTGCGCAAGTGCCGTTCCCGCAAGATGATGTACCTCCATTTCACGATGGACGACAACCTGTCGCTTTCCGAGGACATCAAAGAGCGCTACCGCAGCCAGTACAGCGGCGTTTTCTACCAACGCTACATTCTGGGCCTGTGGACGGTGGCCGAAGGCCTTGTCTATGACATGTTCGACCGCAAGAAGCACGTTGTTGACGTGCTGCCGGAGCTGTCACCAAAGAGCGCCTATGTGGCTTGTGACTTTGGCACCCAGAACGCAACGACCTTTTTGCTGTTCCAGAAGCAGGCAGATGCAGACTGCTGGATCGTCACCCGGGAGTACTACTACAGCGGCCGTGAACAGAAGCGGCAAAAGACCGTGGGCGAGTACGTAACAGACCTCAAGGCGTGGCTGAATGGTCTCAAGCCGGAGAGGATCATTGTAGACCCCTCTGCCCTGCCCCTGATTACGGAGCTGCGCAAGAATGGCTTTACCCAGACCCCGGCAAATAACGACGTTCTGAGCGGCATTCTGGACGTGCAGACCACGCTGCAGACCGGGCGGTTGAAGATCTACAAAGACTGCAAGCACACGCTGGAAGAGTTCGGCGTGTACGCTTGGGACCCGGACAAAGACGACACCGTGCTGAAGGTCAACGACCACTGCATGGACGCTATCCGCTATTTCGTGCGCACAAAGCGCCTTGTGAAACTGAGGGATTGATTTTGAGCACTGTATACACTTTCCAGACCTTTCAGCAGGCGCAAACCGCCGGGGAACAGCCTGATTTCATCCGGCGGTTCGTGCAGCAGCACTGCGCTTCCGGACCGTACAAGATGGCGCTGGATGCCGACCTGTACGACGCACAGAAAAACCCGGGGGCTGAACGCTTCGCGCAGGCTTACGCTTTGATGCTGAAACGCCTATCCAAAAACACCAAGCAGGACATCCTGCACCCCGATATGGTCAAGAGCAATCTTTTCCGGCGGCTCAATAAGCAGAGAGCCACATACTCCCTCGGCAACGGCGTGGCCTTTGCGGACGATGGCGTGGACAAGGACAGTCTGGGACAGAACTTCGATGAGCAGATCCAGAAGGCCGGATATTTCGCCCTAATCCACGGTGAGAGCTTTGGATTCTGGAACAACGACCATCTTGTGGTTTTCAAGCTGACCGAGTTCGCTCCCCTGTACGATGAAAAGACAGGCCTTTTGCAGGCGGGTGTGCGCTTCTGGCGGCTGAATCCTGACACGGATATGCACTATATCCTGTACGAGCTGGACGGCTTTACCGAGTACACGGAAAGCAAAATCGGCAATGTGATGCAGGAGACAACGCCGAAGCAGGCATACAAGAGCGTGACCGTCACCACACCAGGCGGCGGGCTGGAAAGCGTGGAGGGCGAAAACTACAGCGCCCTGCCCATTGTTCCGCTGTGGGGCTCCGACCTGCACCAGAGCACGCTTGTGGGGCTGAAAGCCTACATCGACAACACCGATCTGGTGATGTCCGGCTTCTGCAATGACCTGCAGGACTTTTCGCAGATCTACTGGTTGTGTGAGAACTTCAACGGCATGACCGATGACGAACTGCAGGAGTTCCTTGTCAAGCTGAATCTGTACCACATTGCAGGCGCAGACACCAGCGAGGGCGGCAAGATCACCCCCTACACCACCGAGATTCCTGTGACGGCCCGGCAGGCTCTGTTGGAGCTGCTCCACACCCGGGTGTATGAGGACTTCGGCGGTCTGGACGTGCATTGCGTGAGCGCGGACAGTACCAACGACCATCTGGATGCGGCCTATGAGCCGCTGAACCAGAACGCGGACGACTTCGAGGCTCAGGTCAAGCCGTTCATCCGGCAGATCTGCGCACTGGCTGGCTTTGACAACGCTATGCCGACATTCAACCGCAGCAAGATCACCAACACCGCCGAACAGGTCAGCATGGTGATTTCTGAGGCGCCGATCATCGGGCAGGACATGGCAATCGACCTGCTGCCCAACCTGACCCCGGAACAAAAGGAGCAGGCCAAGGCAGCGATGATGGCTGAGAGCGCAACACGGGAGACCGTGGACGACGAGGAGGATGAAGACGATGGCTGAAAACATCATCGGAAAGTTTGTTATTGAGCTGGACGAAAACGACAGGAAACTTTTGGAGCGGTTTGCAAATGCAGTCGAATTGATGCAGCCGACCACGAGTGATTGGTACGAGCCAAAAGTCCGCGCAGTAGGCGTTGACGAACTCGGAAACATCAAATGGGGACCCGCCGGGGAAAACAATGAACGACCGTGACCGCATTTCTACCCGCCAGCTGAACCGCCTGCGCCGCCGTATCCTCCGGGTGTACGGTACTGCCCGCCGGGAGATGCAGGAGCAGCTGACTGAGTTTTTAGCCAAGTACAAAGCGCTGGACGAGCGCAAGCGGGCGCAGATGGATGCAGGCGAGATCACCGAGGATGATTACCGCATCTGGCTGCAAAATCAGGTCTTTCAGTCCGATTTGATGCACGCCAAGCTGGACGGCATCACGCAGACCTGCACCACAGCCCAGCAGACGGCCTACAAGCTGGCCCGGGACGAGCAATACAACATCTTTTCCTTTGGCGCAAACTGGGCTTTCTACGAGTTGGAACAGGCCGCAGGCGTGACGTTTGGGCTGACCCTGTACAACACTGAAGCGGTCAAGCTCCTGCTGAAGGAGAACCCCCGCATGGTACCCAACAAGCGCATCAAGAGCGAGAGCAACCGCACCTATGACGCCCGGGTGTTCAATCGCTACGTCATGCAGGGCATCGTGCAGGGCAAGAGCGTCCACGACATCGCCGTGCAGGCCGTAAACGGCATGGCTGACACGGAGATCCACTGGGCCATGAACAACGCCATCACAGCTCTTACCAGTGCCCAGAACGCCGGGGCTTTGCAGCAGATGCGAAACGCCCAGGCTTTGGGCATCGAGGTCAAAAAGCGGTGGAACTCCACCCACGACTACCGCACCCGTGAGATGCACCGCTTGCTTGATCAGCAGACGGCAGAGCTTGACGAGCCGTTCAAGGTCATGGACTACGAGATTCAGCGCCCCGGAGACCCCAACGCGGCCCCGGAGATGGTCTACCACTGCCGCTGCGTGCTGTCCTCTGCGCTGGGCAAGTACCCCCGACAGAACGCCATGCAGCGGGAAAATGTTGTCACATATGAGGATACAGGCATGGTAAATGCCAAGGGAAAGCCAATCAAGGTAGCCGTAAAGAAAGCGGTTCCGGCTATGTCCTACACCGAGTGGTATAAATCAAAAGGCGGCAAAGAGAAAGAGCAAATGTGGTGGGCGGAAGAGCGCAAGAGAAAGAAGGGATGAACCGTGCCGTATTACCCAGTAGAAAACACTCACAAGGCAGTTTTCCCAGGGGCTGGCAAGTTTCACATGCCAATTATCAAGCCGGAAACGGACGTCCGCATTGATAAGTTAGAATGGATTCCCTTCGACAAAATCCAAAAGACCAAACCGAGCGACAGAGCCGGGCAAGGCGTCCATTTTTACTGCGTTGACCGTGCCTTTGAAGCTGTGTGGCGTCAACCTGACAGATACATCCCGCTTTTGCAACAGTTTGGTGCAGTATGTTCGCCGGACTTTTCTATGTACCGTGACCACCCGGAAGCGGTGCAGATTTGGAGTATGTACAAACGCCACTGGCTGGCGGCTTACTGGCAGATGCACTGTATCAAAGTCATTCCAACCATCGAATGGGTGTGGCCGGAGAGCTACGAGTGGTGTTTTGACGGCGAGCCAAGAAACGCCATTGTATCCATTTCGTCGTGCGGCTGTATGCGCGAGAAGTTGGCAAAAACATTATTTACGATGGGTTGCCAAGAAGCTATCCGGCAGCTGAATCCTACACAAGTTTTGTGGTATGGAAAACCGCTGCCTGACATGAATTTCAACGCAACCGTTATAAAATCTGAGTACAACAAAGTAATGAGGAGGTATTACGATGGGCGGATCCGGCGCAGCGAGTAAAAGTAGCTTCGCGAAAGCGGGCGGCGGTATGGCAACGCTGAAAGGCAGCGAAAAACAGATCGCATGGGCTAAAGATATCCGGGCTACGACAAACGCGGCATTGGACGATGTGATCGCTTCCTCCAAAAATCCGGCGACCATTGCCAGGGCGGGCGAAAACGCTGCAAAGCAAGCTGCTGCAGCAGCAGAACGTGTGCGACATGTTATAAATAGCACAGAAAGTTCCCGTGCGCTTGTGGAAGCGTTTGGCGGCGATTTAAGCGGTAAAACCGGACAGCAAGCAACGCAGTCTGTACTGCTTGCCATAAACAGATACGCCCGGCGTGACTGGCCTGCAGAATGGGAAGAAACCGGAGAACTGTATAAGCGTCTGAAAAAGGCGTGGACAGGCAAGTAAACCATGAAATTCAACTACGACATCAAATTCACCGACAACACCCCGCAGCTGCATGAGGCTCTGGACTCATGGGCAGAGCGGGTGCTGACCATTTGGGGCATGAAGGTGCAGGACTACGCCCAGCTGCTTGTGCCAACAGGCACGGCAGACAGCACGGGCATTGAGGGCTACGTGGGTGGCGCGCTCAAGCAGAGCCTGACCTTTGCCATCGACCTCGCAAAAAAGACCGTGACCATCGGCAGCAACCTGTTTTACAGCGTCTATGTGGAGCTAGGCACGGGCATCTTTGCTGAGAAGGGCAACGGACGCAAAACGCCGTGGGTCTGGAAGGACTTCAACGGCAAGTGGCACTTTACCCGGGGCATGGCTCCCCGTCCGTTCCTCCGCCCGGCGGTGGAGGAACACATTGACGAGCTGCGAGAGATCGCGTTGGAAGAAGGAAATAAGGAGGTATAAGTATGGATAACAACGTTTATACAGCTCGACTTGAATGTAGTTGTACAGTTGAAGATTTCAAAAAATTTCAAGAGTTAGTTCAAGAGATGATAGAGGGAAACAGTTTTCAGGGTGTTGACCTATCTCCGTATTACCCGCAAGAGACCAAAAAACGGATACTTGTGGTAGAAATGCAGAAGGCAAGAGAACATCTTCAGAAACTCTGCGATAATGCATACGGAAAAGGAACACGCGTTATCATGGTATCCGCTCAAAAGTCAATTTAATATTCGGCGGTTGGCGCACAGCGTCAGCCGCTTTTTTATGCCGTTTTCGCTCAATGGTAGAGCTGCTGATTTGTAACCAGCGGACGCGGGTTCGATTCCTGCAGACGGCACCACACCGGCAGCACGTCCGGCAAATAAACCTTATTGCCAAGCATGGCAGCCCGAGCAAGGGCAGAAAGGATTATCACATGGCACTCAAAAGAGCTGACATCCGCACGATTCTGGAGAACCCCGAAACCTCCAACGATGACAAGGCCAAGGCCATTCTGGACGCCCTGCACAAGGAGACGGACGAACTCAAAGACCAGCTGGATGCAGAAAAAGCAGCCCGCACACAGGCCGAGAAGGACCGGAACGCAGCCAACGGCGGCAAGCAGGCCGCTGAACAGGCGCTGACCGACTACAAGGCCCAGCAGACCCAGAAGGACACCCACGCAGCCAAGGAAGCCAAGTTCCGGGAGCTGCTGAAGTCCGCCGGGGTACTGGACAAGTATGCTGATCGGGTCGTGCGGCTGTCTGGCGAGGATATCGACAAGCTGGAGCTGGACGATAAAGGCGAGGTCAAGGACGCCAAGAAGCACGCCGACAGCCTGAAAGCTGATTGGAGCGACTTCGTAGGCACTACGATCACCACCGGCGCAAAGGTGGACACCCCGCCCACAAACACCGGCTCCAAAATGACCAAAGAGCAGATTATCAACATCAAAGACGCAAGCGAACGGCAGGCGGCCATTGCGGCCAACCCTGAAGCGTTCGGGCTTGCAGCAAAGGAGTAACACATGGCAGCACCCGAAAATCTTACCACTGCTTCCCAGATCACTACCTCTATTCGCGAGGTGGATTTTGTTACCCAGTTCCAGAAGAACTGGGACGCTCTGCGCACCATTCTGGGCATCATGCGCCCCATCCGCAAGGCACCTGGCACTAAGCTGGTCTCCTACAAGGCAACCGTTGACGGTGGCCTGCAGGGCGGCACCGCCGTGGGTGAGGGTGAAGACATCCCTCTGACCAAGACCAAGGTCGAGCCTGTGGCCTATGACGACATCGAGCTCGGCAAGTGGGCAAAGGCGGTTTCTATCGAAGCCGTCACCAAGTACGGCGCAACTGTGGCCGTGGAGCGCACCGATACTGCTTTCCGCAATGAGCTGCAGAAGAAGGTCCTGACCGACTTTTACACCTTCCTCAAGACCGGCAAGCTGGTGGGCACCCAGAAGACCTGGCAGCGTGCCCTTGCTATCGCAAAGGGCGCAGTCCTGAAGCGTTTTGCCAACGACAACCTGGATGTGACCGAGGTCGTGGGCTTTGCCAATATCATGGACTTCTACGACTACCTGGGCGACAAGGAGATCACCGTTCAGACCGAGTTCGGCCTGAACTATGTGAAGAACTTCCTCGGTTACAGCACCCTCTTCCTCCTGCCTGATGCTTACATTGAGCAGAAGAAGGTGATCGCCATCCCCGTGGAGAACATTGACCTGTACTACGTGGATCCCGCAGACCGCGACTATGCCACCATGGGCGCAAACTACACCGTCTCCGGTGAGACCAACCTGCTGGGCTACCATACCGAGTACAACTACAAGAACGCCACCACTACTAACTATGCCATCATGGGCATGAAGCTGTGGGCAGAGTATCTGGACGGCATTGCGGTCGTGACCGTCGGCACGTCCAACACCGAGCCCGCTGTGGCCGCCTCTGAATCCACCGGGCGCTAAGAAGAGGTGACTTTGCATGACCGTCCCAGAGCTGTGCGTTTACACGCACAATTTTTTTGACCGGGCGGACGACCCCGTTGCCGGGGAGTTTGCTTTTGAGCCGGATACCGTGCCCGCCGGGGTAGTGCCGGGACAGTATTTCCTTGTGTGCGGATCTATCTTCAATGACGGCGTGCACAAGGCCGGGGACGGCGATTTGACCGCCGAGACCTTCACCGGGACGGTACAGCCTATGCGCGTGCCACCTGACTTCGTGGCGCTGGCTGAAAAAATCGACGCATACGACAAGGCACTCCCGGCCGGCGGCGTGTATGTGTCCCAGTCCTTTGCCGGGTGGTCTGGCACGATGGTTACAGGTACGGACGGGCTGCCTGCAGACGGCAAAACCCGCTATAAATCCGAGATTAATCAGTGGAGGAAGATGTGACATGGTCAATTCGTTCACTGCATCCACCGTGATGCAGAGCTTCACAAAGAAATACCGCTTTCAGACCCGCAGCTATGAGCCGGACGGCGTGGGCGGCTTTGTTTCCGGCTGGAAAGACGGCCCCGAGTTTGAGGCCGTGGAGCGCCACGACACCACCGTGGAAGCACAGGTGGCAGAGCAGGCTGACACAGCATCCACCTACACGCTGCTTGTTGGCACCGGTGTTCCGCTGGCCTTCCCGGACTACATCAAGCGGGTGAGCGACGGGCAGACCTTCCAGATCACCAGCACAGCAGACGAAAGCAAAGCCCCGCCGGAATCCGGCATGGGGCTGCGGGCCGTCAAGTGCAAAAAGGCGGTGCTGCCGTAATGGGGCCGTCTGAGAGCATCAACCGGGCGCTGAACACGTTTTTCAACGGCTTTGGAATCCCGGGCTATCTGGAAGATAACATCCCTCCTGCCGCTTCACTGCCCTATCTGACCTACAAGCCCACCATCCCCGGCGGGTGGAACGAGACGACATCCTTCCACGCCCGGCTGTGGTACCCCAGCAAGGGCGGCAGAGCCCCCATCCTGCAAAAAGAAGATACGATCAGCGCAGCCCTCGAGGACAGCATAACGCTTTCCTGTGAGGGCGGCGCTATTCTTTTGCAAAAAGGCACCCCATGGGCGCAGCCTCTTGACAACCCGCCTGAAGGGTATCTGTGCGAATATCTCAATTTTGAAATCACGCAATTTTGCGAGTAAGGAGCAATATGGCAAGAAAATTTTCCAAAATTTCACAGAAAGCATTCGAGTCCATGCAGATCAATGCCGGCGTCGTGCTGAACAAGTTTGACCCGACCGGCGCGACCGAGATCCAGGATGCAGACATCATCTGCGCCACCTCCGGCGGCGTGACGGCAGAGTGCAAGCCTAACATCACCGACCTTGGAGATGATGTGGACAACTGCCAGAAAAACACCGCAGAGCTGATGCAGATCGAGGACTACGACTGCACGCTGGCCTTTACAGCCCTGAACGTCACAACGGATGTTATCAAGCTGGCGCTTGGCGCAGCGGATGTGAGTGAAAAGAAGGTCACACCCCGCATGACGCTGGACCCGACAGCAAGCACCGGCGATTTCAAGGACATCTGGTGGGTCGGCGACACCATCGACGGCGGCTTTGTGGCCGTCAAGCTGATGAATGCACTCTCCACCGGCGGTCTTTCTCTCAAGACCACAGACAAAGGCAAGGGTAATTTGTCCATCACTCTGACCGGCTGCCCCCGGATGGGCGACGACACCGTGCCTATGGAGTGGTATTACAGCCCCAAGGCCGCAGCATAAGGAGGACACCGTATGAAAACACTGAACCAGATGGACGAAACCGAATTTCTGCGCCGCTGCTGGCTGATTGCAGACGCCGTTTCCGACCTTTTGGAGAAATCCAAAGTCAACGAGCTGCGCAAGGTACTGCCTGTGCTGACCGGCAAGGAGACCCCGGAAGAGCTGGAAAAGAAAAAAGATGAACAGGCCAAGAAGAACATCAAGGCCATGTGCAAGGCGCTCTTGTTCGATAACGCAGAGACGACTGCAAAGCTGCTGCCCTTGCTCTATGAGCCGGATGTGGACGAGGACGGCAAGCCCGAGACCATGACCCCGTTCAAGACGATGCGCGTCATTACCGCTACCGTGGAGGACAAGGACGTGCTGGATTTTTTGTCATCGTTGGTGAAGTTGGCGCAGACGGATATCGGCGCTTAACCTCCACCATCCGGCTGGATATGCTGCACTTGATCGGTAAACCGTACATTATGCAGCATTGCATCATTGCGTCAAGACGGGAGCAGCTCGATATCAGCTACAGGGCGTATATGACGGACGCTCTGGCGAACCTTATAGGCGCGGAAGAGCGGTGGTACGACATGGTGGCCGGGCTTGTGGAAAACCGCCCACAGACGCCGCAGCCGTCCGCTGATGAAGTGATAGCACGCATTAAAAATGGCTTGAACGGGGGTGATGAAGCCTGAAACTTTTTGAATTGAGCGCCACCCTCGGGCTGGACGACAGCGCATACCGGCAGGGCATCCAGAATGTGCAATCCGAGACGAAAAAGACCGTTTCTTCGCTGTCAGGAGAGTACAGCAAGGCCGCAAAGGCCGTAGTGGAGCTGACCAGACGTTACAACGAGTCGGTGGGCAAGACCGGCAAAGCGTCCTCTGAGACCAAAAACCTCAAGACCATGTTGGCGCAGGCAGAAGCGCAGCTCAGGGCAACCACGACCGCGCTGAAAGCCGCAAACAACGGCATGGATGGCTTTGCCAGCTCCACGGATAAGGCGTCCGGTAAGTCTCTGGCCGGTGCCATTGCGCAGGGCACGATTATGGCGGGCGTCTTCTCGAAGATCGGCTCCGCTGCACTCAGTGCCGCAGAGGGCTTTATCCAGAGCGGAATTGACTATAACGCCCAGATCGAGAGCTACACCGTTGGGTTTACCAATATGTTGGGCAGCGCAGAAGCCGCACGGCAGGCAATTGACCAGATCCAGCAGGATGCAGCACGCACACCGTTCAGCGTGGAAGCTCTTACACAGGCAAACCAGCTGCTGATCGGCGCAGGTGAAAACGCCACCTACGCTGAAAAAACGATCATGGCATTGGGAAATGCCGTATCGGCTACAGGCGGAAGCAATGCGGAGCTGTCCCGTATGGCAGCCAACTTACAGCAGATTGCCAATGTCGGCAAAGCCTCCGCAATCGACATCAAGCAGTTTGCTTATGCAGGCATCAATATTTACGGTCTGCTGGCCGACTACACAGGCAAGTCCACCGCTGAAGTGCAGAAAATGACCATCAGTTATGATCTGCTGACGCAGGCTTTGCAGGCCGCATCCGAAGAGGGCGGGCGTTACTACAACAGCATGGACGCCCAGAGCCAGACCATGAATGGCCGCGTGTCTACCCTGCAGGACAATGTAAAGCAGCTGGCGGGATTGCTGACCGGCGATTTATCCAGCGGCGTCGGCGTTGTAATCGGAAATCTGAATGATCTGATCGTAAAGGCGCAGGAAGCCTACAAAACGGACGGCTGGATTGGTCTCGCAGGCGCGATTACCGGCCTGACGGAGCCTATCAACACGGCAAAAAACGCTTTCAAGGACTTCGCGAGCAAAGCCACCACATGGCTGGATCAGCTGAGCTATAAGCTCAACCGTTTTCTTGGAAAAGCCGCCACGGCTGACTTTGATACCTACGAAGAGTACGCGGATGCAAATAACCGGCAGAGCAACCGTAACAGGTTGCGGCAAAACGCCTTAAAAGGCGTTGGCATCAGCAACAAAAGCTGGTCTGAGCGTCAGGCAGAGCTGGCGGCAGCCAATGGCAGTGGGGGCAGCTCTATCGTCACCACAGGCGGTGGCGGCGGCAAAAAATCCACAGGAAAAAAATCCACCACCGAAAAGGTCATTGCGTCGGTGTCCAACACCGTCACGACCAGCGCCATGAACGCGCTGGGTGCCGTGACCACCAGTGTGGAGACCCTGCAGGAAAAGGTCAAAGACTCTGCGGGCAAGATCAAGGACCGCGTGACCACGACCACAACCGAGACCGGCAAGGAAATGGTCAACGGCGTAGCTACCACCTACAAAAAGGTCAACACCGTTGTTGACGGCGTAGTCACCAAGACCACCAAGGTCTATGATGACATGTCAAAGGTGCTCACCGGAACCCTGACCAAGGTGGCGGAAAACACTTTTGCGGGCATCACCACCAAGGTGCAGGAAGCCACCGAGACCTACGCCGACGGCTCCGAGCACGTCAAGCGCACCGTGACCGAGACCGGCGAGCGCATCGTCAACGGCGCAGCGGAGACCTACGAGAAAGTCGTCACCTATGTGGACGGCGTCAAGGATAAGGCCACAGAGACCGCAACCGCTATTGACAACAGCGTCAAGGGCGTGCAGAGCCGCATCGAGCAGTATTTGTCCGGCGCTTCCGAGGAGTCCGGCAAGGGCATTTTCGGCATTATCAAAAACATCGTGAATGACGCCAAAAATCAGGACTGGGGCGGCATCGCGCTGGATATCACCAACCTGATCTGGGGCGAAGTGTCGCAGGGTCAGCGCGAAGTGATCTCCAAGTGGTTTGTTGACGCCATGGGCGCTGTCAACGAAGCCTATTCCGGCGGCGGTCTGAGCAATGCTTTTGATGCAGTCAAGGCCATTTTCGGCAACGGCATCACCAAGAATGCAGACGGTGTGACCATGGCAATCAAGGGCGTCACGACCGAAGTAAAATCTCTGGGCGAGATCGTCAACGGCCTTGCCGGATCCGGCGGCGTAGGCGGCGCAATCGGCTCGATCATTCAGAGCTTTTCCGGCATGGCCAGCGGTATCACGTCCGCGCTGGGCACCATCGTGTCCTTTGTTGCCGCAAATCCCATCCTTGCGCTGATTCTCGGTCTGGGCGCGGTCGCGGGCGGCATCGGCATTGCCGCGTGGGCAAACAGCCGAAAGAACAAATCCCCGGTCAGCCACTACCGCAGCCCCTTTGAGGACGCCGGCGTTTACGACAGCCTGAGCGAGTTCTCCACCCGCGCAGCCCTGCAGTACCGCGTTACCGGCCAGCAGTCCATCGTTGACCGGCAGACCAGCATTCTGGAGCGCATTGAGGGGATGCTGGACGAGCATCTTCCCGACATCGGCAAGGGCCAGGTGGTCATGGATTCCGGCGAGCTGGTGGGCGTGCTGTCGCCACGCATGGCGACCAACGTCGACGCCCGCATCGGCGTGACCGTAACGAGGAAAGCGAGGGGTGTGTAATGGCAAAGCTTCTGGGGGCAAAAATCGGCAATTTTCACACCCTGAAGGACTGGGCCCTGTACCTCAAAGTCGGCAGCCCGAAGATCTCCCCTCCGGAGACGGACGAGTACCTTGTGCAGGTGCCCGGGTCGGATACGCTGCTCAACCTGACCAACGCGCTGGACGGACGCCCGCACTACAAAAAGCGCACCATCACCATGGAGCTGCTATGCACCGCACCGAAAAAACAGTGGCCGACCATCTACAGCAACCTCGCCAACGCCATCCACGGCAAGTGGCTGCAGTGCAAGTTTGACGATGACCCGGGCTTTTACTGGGAGGGTCTTTGGTCGGTGGATATGTCCAAAGACCGGCTGTCCAGCACGGTCACCATCACCGGAACCTGCAACCCCTTCAAGCGCAGCGTCTACGATGGCTCTAACGATTGGCTGTGGGATGACTTCAGCTTTGAAACGGACATCGTGCGCAACTACACGAATATCCCGCTCAAGGCGGGCGAGGATAAAGAGGTATCCATCACCGGTGCACCGCGTGCGGCCGGCATCTACTTCCAGCGCAGCGAGACCGCAGCAGACATCGCGGTGTCTCTCAACGGCTTCGAGGTGGGCATCCTTGCCAAGTCCACCGAGTGGCAGTACATCGAGGGACTACGCATGCCGGACGGCGTGGTGGGCACTCTGGTGTTCGCCGCATCGGCAGACTGTAGCGTCAGCATCAAGTATCTGGGGGCCAGCCTATGAGTTATAAGATCTATGCCGGCATCCAGACTGGCGTTGATACATGGCAGACCAAGACCTGCATCTATGACCCGGCAGATTACTCCGAGACGAAAAAACTCATCAGTCCCACCCTCACCCGGGAAGCAGGCAAAGCCGGGAGCCTTGAGTTCACCATCCCGCTGGGCAACGTGGCGCACTCGGTGCTGCAGAAACTCCGCACCACCATCTCGGTGGAACAGGACGGCGAGATCATCTGGGAAGGCCGCCCCATGAGCCACGAGCAGGATTTTCTGCTTCGGCAGAAGGTCTACTGCGAGGGAGAACTGGCCTATCTCAATGACAGCGCTCTGGCTCCCTACACGGCAAAGAATGTCACCGTCCGGGATTTTCTCACCTTTTTGTGTGAGAATCACAGCCAGCAGGTGGACGCATACAAAAGCTTTGTCTGCGGAAATGTGAGAGTCGGAGAGCGCTATCTTGTCCCTGTACAGGCGGGCTGCTATTTCAAGCAGGGTAGTGTGAGTTATGACGATGATGGAGATCATATTTATGATTGGCATCTGATGTCGAAAAGCGGGAAAACAATCGTAAGATCGTATTTCAGTGGCATTAAGGGCGACTTCACAAAGCCGCCATCTTTCAGCTGGACGATCAACGAACCGCACTATAATTCCGGCGGATACAACGGCGGAATTGTGGTAACGCGCACAGGAGACAACCTGTTTTCTGTTGTGTTGAACGCTGTGCATTCGGCAAACGAAAAAACGTACAAGGCTGATATATCCATAAAAAGCGCCAAAATTGACAGTGCTTTACACTCGATCGACTTCGGCAACCGCGCAGTTTTCGACATGAGCAATGCAACGATTTCTCCGAAGATTTCCGTCACCAAAAAGTCTGACGGAAGATATGAGGTCTCCATAAACGGGGCTGTTGACCCGGATTTTTCTGTGACGGAGTATGACGTACTGTATGATTTCGGCGGCGGTAAGGACAGCGGTGTCACATGGGACACTCTGCAGGACGAGCTGGTGGAAAAGTACGGCGGGTATCTGATCGTGCGCCACAGCAACGGCACCCGGTATCTGGATTATCTCGACCAGATCACCGAAAAGAACCCGCAGCCTATTGCGTTTGGAACAAATCTTTTGGACCTGACCAGCTACGTCAAGGCCGAGGGCATCGTTACCCGGGTCGTTGCAGTTGGCAAGCAGACGAGCGGATGGTTTATCTGGGAGACGACAAAAACTATCACGGCAACTGCGAACGATCTCACAGCACAAAAGCTTTTCGGCATCATCATGCGCGTAATCGTCGTTGATGGCACGGCCAGTACGCTGCAATCTTTGCAGGATGCAGCGGACGAAGAGCTTGCAAACAACCTACGATATCTGGACGGCATCACGGTGAAGGCCGTGGATCTGAAGGACGCAGGCATTGATATCGGTCGCATCGGATTTGGGAAGCTGACCCACATCTATTCCGGCCCGCACGGGGTCGATACATGGCTTTTGTGCTCCAAGCTGGTGGAACCGCTGGATGCACCGGACAAGAAGGAGTTTACACTTGGCGTCGAGTTTTCCAGCATTAGCGACCTGCAGGCCCTGAGTGCCCGGAAAGCGGGCGACGCCTACGACCTGAGCCGCGCCCTGAAGGGTTACGCTGTTGCAAAGGGGTGATTTTACGGATAAGACATTTGACGAAGCAATCGCTGGGATTCGCACCGCAGAGCGCGGCGTGGAAGTCCGCGAGGACATCGCACAGGGCATGGAGTACGTTAAGCAGTACGCCGAGGAAGTGACAGGCCAGCAGCAGGCCGCCCTGCAGGCCGCTCAGACCGCCACCGGAGCAGCCAGCACCGCGACGAAAAAGGCCGCAGAAGCTGCAGAGAGCGAAAGCATGTCCAAGACTGCCGCCGCCAACGCGGACAAAAGCGCACAGTCAGCGTCCGCAGACGCAAAGAGCGCGGGAAGCTCTGCCGCTTCTGCTGAAGAAAGCGCGAACAGGGCTGCGGCCATCGTGAGCACCGACAAGACGCTGAGCGTCGATGGCGCTCCGGCTGACGCAAAGGCCACCGGTGACGCGCTGGCCGAAAAAGTGGACAAGGATGTCATCCTCGACTCTGAGGGCAACGTGATTTTCTATAGCAAAAGCAAGGTGGACGCGCTGCTGAAGGCAATGCAAACCACGCTGCAAAAGCAGATCAGCGCGGCATCCTCGATCACCGCCAGCGGAAAAGGTTATATCCGTTTCTCGGACGGCACGCAGATCTGCTGGAATACAGCGAAGCTGACCGACCGGAACACCTACTATGTTTTCGCGTTCCCCGTGCCGTTTATCGATACTACCTATGCAATTGCTGGCATGAAAACTGCATCAATCAGTGACACGGATTCCAATAACTTTTACGTTAACAAAAAAACAACGGATAGAGTGGAAATCAAAGGTGCTTACAACCGATACAACGATGACCCGTATAGTACCTTGATCGTAATCGGGCGCTGGAAATAAGGAGGGAGACATGGATATCAAACTCGGAAGCACCATTGCAAAGCCTGTTGTAACGCAGGCACAATGCGATGCCTATACCGCTATGGCAGACGCTGTAACCGCCCACAACACTGCTTGCGGCGTTGGCAGTATGCGATGGCGTATCGAGGATAAAGAGCACTGCTATGCCATCGCAGAGGATGGACTCGTACAGCCGCCCACCGCCGAAGAGCTGGCCGCGCAGGAGGAAGAGCGCAAAAAACAGGAAGCAAAGGATAAGCTGCCGGAGACGGTGGCGGCACTGCAGGAAGATAGCAAGACGCTGAAAAAAGAAAACGAGATGCTCAAACAGTGCTTGCTTGAAATGAGCGAGATTGTTTATGCATAAAATCACACAAAAATTAGAAAGGATGGTACTTATGATGGCAATGTTATGGGCACAGGAAATTATGTCTGCTGAGACTATGGAGGACGCAAAGGCTCTGTATGAGCGCTGCCCCCGCCTGCTGAAGGAGAAAGTCAAGGCAATTCTTATCAAGAGCGGCTTTGAAGAAATCACGCAGTAAGGAGGGCGCTATGGCTGAAATCATGGATGTGTCCCGGCATCAGGGCACGATCGACTGGGACAAAGTTAAGGCGAGCGGCAAGGTGGACGGCGTGATGATTCGCGCCATGGGCAACAGCGCAGCGGGCAGACCCAGCGCGCCCTACACTGACCCGCAGTTTGCCCGCAACTACGCAGAATGCAAGCGTCTGGGCATCCCCTGCGGCGTGTATGGCTACTTCAAGGCAGTCAACCGGGAGCAGGCCGACAAGGAGCTGGCCTATTTCAAGAAGTTGCTCACCGGCCGGAGCTTTGAGCTGCCGGTGGCGGTGGACGTTGAGGACGAGGTGCAACAGCCGCTGGGCAAGGCCGCGCTGACCGACCTGACAGCTTACATGCTGAGCACGGTGGAAAGCTGGGGCGTGTACGCTCTGCTGTACACCGGTCTGTGGTTCGGCAACACTTTCCTGTACATGGGCGGCGCGGCACTGAAGCCATACGACGTGTGGCTGGCGAGATACCCCAAAGACCAGCGCAAGACCAAGCCTGAGGATAAGCCCAAAACGGCGTTTGCCTTTGGCATGTGGCAGTACACCAGCACTGCCCGCGTGCCCGGCGTGAGCACCAATGTTGACATGAGCCACGCATACAAGGATTATGCGGGCATCATCCGCAAGAAGGGTCTGACCCGTCTCCGGGAGGGCAAATGACCGAAAAAGAAGCTCTCCTGTGGGTGCTGGGCATCCTTGGCAGCCTGTGCGCTGCGGCCATCACCATCGACAAGGTGCTGGAAATTATCCACAAGTACATCAAAAAGGCGCAGGAGCCCGACGATGCGCAGAACAAGCGGCTTGACGAAATGGACAAGCGCTTGCAAACGCTAGAAACGGGCTATGCGCAACATTCTTTGGCGCTTGGACGCGATTTGTCCCGCTTCGGGGAAATCGACGAAGTAAACCGCCTGACGCTTGAAGCCGTTCGTGCCTTGCTGGAAGCACAGCTGACCGGAAACAACGTGCCCGCTATGCAAGCCAGCAAGGAAAAAATCGATAATTACCTCATGGAAGGAGTAACGAAACATGGAAGCAATGCTTAACTTTATCCCCGCACCCATCGCGCTGGTACTGATGTTCCTCGGCTTTGCTGCGCTGGCCGTTGGTGCCATCCGACTGGGCTACAAGCAGCACGTCAAGCACTGGGCACTGGAGCTCGTGACCATCGCTGAAGATAGCATCATGGGCAGCGGTCAGGGCGCAAAGAAAAAGGCGCAGGTATTTGCCGCGCTGCGCGGCGCACTGCCGGACTGGCTGAAGCCTTTCATCACCGATGAAGTGCTGGACAGCGTGATCGAAAAGGCCGTCAGCATGATGAAAAAGGCGCTGGAAAGCAAGAAGCCTACCATCAACAAGGAGTAATTTATGATCGAGCAAAGCGTATCTCTCGCATCCAATGGCGTCGTCAAAGTGCCGGGCTATGAGCAGCTGGTGCGCTTTGGCTACACCAAGAACCGGGGTGTGTACCGCCTTGCCGTCACTGCCACCGGCGAGTGGGAAGGGCTGACCATCCGGGCGTTCTGGCACGTCCCGGACGGCAAAGACCCGGCATCCTCGCTGGTGGTGGGCGGCTATGTGGCCGTGCCCGCCAGCGTGACCGCACAGCCCGGAAGCGGGTGCGTCACCTTTGAGGGCAGCGACGGCACAAAGACCGTCACCAGCGCAGACCTGCGGTATCGTGTCAGTTCCAACAGCGGCACAGAGGATGGCACAGAGCCGGAGCCTGGCACACCTGCCTGGCAGGAGCTGGTGGATGCCGTGCACACCGATGCCACCGCCGCAGAGCAGGCCAAGACCGATGCACAGACGGCAGCAGAGCAAGCTGCCACCAGTGCGGGCAATGCCAGCCAGAGCGCTCAGGAAGCCGCTGACAGTCTGCAAGAGTTGAAGGACGGCATTGCAAACGGAAATTTCAAAGGTGAGCAAGGCCCTCAAGGCCCCATCGGCCCGGTCGGCCCGCAAGGTGAGCAGGGCCCACAAGGCCCCGCTGGTGCTACCGGAGCCACTGGCCCGCAGGGCGAGACCGGCCCTCATGGTGAACAGGGGCCGCAGGGCATTCAAGGCGAGCGTGGCCCACAGGGTGCACAGGGGCCGCAGGGCGAAAAGGGTGACACAGGCCCGCAAGGCCCGAAAGGTGACCCCGGCCCGGCAGGTGCAGACGGCAAAGATGGCACACAAATCGATGATACCACCGTGACCGACTCTGCCCCATGGAGTAGCAAGCACATCGTGGATATGCTCTGCCCGCCGCTGGAGGAGACCGGGAACCCTGTTGTGTGCTACCCTGTGGCGGGATATCCGCTTGGCTGTAAGGTGAGCTGGGAGCCGACGCAGGATGGCAGTGGTGACCCATCACCTGACAATGTTCGCCCGATTAAAGGCAGGGACAGCGTGGCAGTCGAGCGGTGCGGGGGGAATCTGCTAGATAGTGTGCCGGAGTTTCCGATTAGAGTCTATAAAAATTCGCCATACATTGCTGTGCGCGGCGGGACGCTGCCCGCGGGGCAATATACCATGGACGTGAGACTTGATGTGATTCCGGGTGGCGAGGCGCTTGGAGCAGCACTTATCAAGTATGAGCTGGTAGACGGCACAGAGAAATATTTTGCGCCAAGAGCGTCAAACGAAACAAGCGTAACTATCGCGTTTGAAACTGCAATAAAAGCGATTACTGTTGTGAATTATGGCAATATTGATGGGAATATTACCGGGATTTCGCTTGTACTGGGTGATGCCGTGGGAGACTTTGAGCGGTACACCGGCCAAACCACCACTCTGACCCTGCCCCACACCATCTACGGCGGCACGGTGAATGCAGTGACGGGAGAGGGACAGGAGACGTGGAAGCTGCTGACGTTGGATGGCACAGAATCGTGGGAATATGAGGGCAACATTTATTTCGTTGTGTACGGCATCCTAAGCAATCTACCATTGGAAACGAGTGGTAAATGCTCGCATTTTATTTATCGGTACTACTATGGAGGAGACAATATCTTCTGCGTTAGTAACTCTATAAAGGTCGGGGCGGTATTAACAGCAAAATATGCAAATGTTGATGAATGGAAGTCCTACCTTGCCGCCCAGTACGCCGCCGGAACCCCCGTGCAAATCGCTTACAAACTGGCAAAGCCTGTGCCTTTCGCCGCAACTGGCGCACAGCCCATCCCCGCTCTGAGCGGCGTGAATACAGTTCTGACCGATGCAGACAGTGCGACCGTTACCGGCAGGGCTGGCCTTGAGGACACAGTATTTGACACAATCAGCGCAGTAAAGGCGCGGCAGAACGTCCTTGTGGGCACTGAGACAGGCAACCCGCTCAGCGTTGACGATGCGTTCCCTGCACCCCTGTGCGGCCTGACCGTGTACGGTAAGAGCACGCAGGATGGCACACCCACGCCGGATGCCCCTGTGCCTATCGTGAGCGCTGGTGACGGCGGGAGCGTGGTAGTGACCTTGAGCAATGGGAACGGAAAAACGCAAACTCTCACTTTGCCCACACCCAACGGCTTACCCGGCATCCCTGTCACCTCTGGCGGCAACTACATTGACCCGCAGGGCCAGCAGTGGGTTTGCGACGAGGTGGACTTGGAGAGAGGAGTGATGGTGCAGAGGGTTGGAAATGTCACTCGCTCTGATTTTACAAAATTAGAAGCTATTAGCAGTTTTGGACGGGCATTCATTGCTACGTTACCACCACTAGATGAAACGAAACCCGTTATATGCAACAAACTAAAAGGTGCTTCATTTAATGAGCGGGGTCTATACACTATCTACCCGGAAACAGCCACGAGTATTTTTTGTGTCGCATTCAAATTGGATGGAACAGCCGGTTCAGTAACAAAAGAAATAATTTCTGAGCTTTTTTCCGGCTTGAAGCTGTTCTATATTCTCACCACCCCCATAGAAAACCCGCTCACCCCTGACGAAATCGCCGCCTACAAAGCCCTCACAGCGTACGGCCCTGACACGGTGGTGCAGGCGGGTGACGGTGCGGGGGTCAAGCTGGACTACCAGCGGGACGTAAATCTCGTCGTCAAAAATCTTGAGGACGCAATCGCGTCCATGACCTAAGGAGGTACATATGGCTATCAAAAGCAAAGCCCGGCATGACCTGACCCTGCGCTCCATCAAACGGGAGATTTCCGCAGGACGTGACGTGGCATACTGGCTGGACAGGACGTATGTCCATCTGGACAGCGGCCTGCTGACGGAGGACGACATCGCAGAGGTGGAAGCTCTGGCGCAGGCGTACTACGATGCGCTGGACGCTGAGGACAAGGCGAACGCTGAGAAAATCACGCAGTAAGGAGGATATCATGGCAAGCACTACATACGAGCATTTTGTTGACACCAACAAAATGTACGCCGCACAAGAGCAATTTCGGCGCATCACGAAAATGGTGACAAAATGTCACCGGTTCGCCGTGCTTGGCAATATGGTGCGCAACGCCGGACAGTTGCCGCAGCCCTTCTGGCTCGGTGCTGCCCGTGGCGGCGGCTCGTGTGGTGCTGCCCGCTGCGCTGCAAGGACTTGACCGACAGCAAATGACCGCCACCATCAAAAACGCACCGCTTGGGAGGGTTGACCGTAAGATAGCCTTACTGCGGTACGTTGAGCGGCTCCCGCTGCCGGACATTGCAGCACGGACACATTACAGCCGGACGGCGGTAGGCTACCGGCTGAGGAGCATTGACAGAACGTTGGATATGTGATATACTATTTGTACCGTCCGAAGTAGAGTACACACACTTCGGAGAAATGTGTACAGAGAGCCAGCGGAAGAACGTTTACCCGCTGGCTTTTCTTTTTGCACGAATTGTGGCATAATTATCTCAACAAATCCACCCGGCCTCTCAAAGAAGCGCAAGAGGGTGGATATTTGCCAGCTAGCCCAGTGCTTTATCTGGGATGAAAAAAGCGGTTGCCAGATAGGCGCCGACCAGTCTCCCGCCTGCCTACTCACAGCGCGTACCATGCGGGAGACGCATAAAGCCCCCGGTGTTCCGTTTGGAGCATCGGGGGCTTTTTTATTTGAGATATTCCCGTAGTGCCTGTAGGATAAGTTCTTTTGATGGATAGACCTCAAAGTCCTTGCCGCATATCACACGCCTTTTTTATGTGACTCACCCTTGCAAGTCGGCGATGGTAACGCCGCAAGCGGCTGCGATTTTTTCGAGGGTGTTTACTCTCGGGACAGCCTTCCCGGATTCCGCATATTGGATGGTTGCAGTGGACAGCCCGGTCTTTTCTGCCAGCGCCCGGATGGTCAGCCCGGCGTTTTCTCGAGCGGCCTTGATTTTTACGGCAGATACGCCGAGTGTCTTATAATCGGGCGACATATACCCGATTTGGAACATGCCCTGCTGTTGCAACGGCAATGCTTTGAGCGCAAAGCTGGTATCTACGTCCTCAAGGTCTACATCCTTCAGGACGTAGGAGCAAGCATTGTCAAGCTCTGGGGTCATCTTGTGGAGCTTGTGCGCCAGCGTGATTTTCATCATCACGCCTCGCACAGGAAACCTCGTAGCGTTATCAAGGTCTGCCTGATTCACGCGGTCGGGGTTGCAGGCTTTATCCAGCAAACGGTACAGTTTGCCGAGATTTTGGATGGTGGTGTTTTCCATTTTGTCCTCCTAATTCACTTGTTCAGCATTTCCATCACGGCGTTGTAATGACTTTCGTATTCTTCACAAACAGCAAGCTCTTTTTCGACTTTTGCTTTCTGATAGACCCGCTCTTCGCCGTAGATCTCGTTCTCGATCGCGTCGGGAATCTCAACGAGCGCTTTCTGCTTCTTGCTATTGGCCATCACATACACGCTGAATGCGTAATGCACGTTCTCCGGCCAACGGCCGATCTGCTGCTTGTAGGCACCCGCCTTCATTTCCTGCCCGTTCACCAGCAGGGAATTGATGGTGTACTGCCACTTATGGCAAGGGACTGTAACCTCGTTGCCGTCATTCCAGAGGGTTTCTTCGGTGATGACCTTTTTGTCAATGTCGAGTTCGATTTTTGCGCCGCTGGCTGTATTCCAAGAGTATTTCATTTTTTTGTGCCTCCATCTGTGTTTCCTTTTGACACCATCATTATACCATAAAACTAATACAAGCGATACAGGCATAGTCACCAGACTTTGCCTTATTTTTTTGTTCGTTTTGTATCAGTTGTATCAGATTTGAGCAGGATTCAACTGAGTGTTTTTGCCCTTCGTTGTGCGTTCGTTGCCTCTTAAATCTCTTTAAAAAGGTAAACTGATCGCAAAGGGAGGGAAGCGCCATGTGGCACAAGTTTAGCCCTAACCCCCACGGGAGCAGCGTCGGAGACTGTGCTGTGCGGGCGGTAGCAGCGGCCACCGGCCAGAGCTGGGAGCAGGCGTATATTGCGCTGGCGCTCACCGGCTACGCCCTCGGCGATATGCCCAGCGCCAACCGCACATGGGGCGCGTACCTTCAAAAGCGCGGGTTCAAGCGCCGCATGGTGGAAGCGGACTGCACCACCTGTTACACCGTGGCAGATTTTGCCCGGGAGTACCCGCGCGGCGTGTATGTACTGGGCTGCTCTGGCCACGTCCTGACCGTCATCGACGGCGTGTGGTGGGACAGCTGGGACAGCGGCGCGGAATGCCCGATCTACTACTGGTACAAGGAGGAAAACAATGCCGATCTATAACGGATACCCGCAAGTGTATTACCCGCAACAGCCGCAAGGCCAGCTTGAGCAGCTCAGGGCGGCGCAGTACCAGCCTCAGCCTGTCATGATGCCTACAATGCAGGGGCAGACCGCGCCAACTGACAGCGGCTTTATCTGGGTACAGGGTGAAGCGGCAGCCCGGGGCTATCTGGTAGCTAATGGCAGCCGGGTGCTTTTGCTGGATGCAGACTCCGACACCTTCTACATCAAAGAAGTGGGGCAGGACGGCAGGCCGTTCCCGCTTCGCATCTACGACTACAAGGAGCGCACCAGCGGCCCCAAAGCGTCGATTGCAGCCACGCAAGCCGCAGGAGTGGAGTATGTCACCCGCAAGGAGTTTGACGAGCTTGCGGCAAAGCTGGCGGCGTTGGAGAAGCAGGAAGCACCGGAGCCGGAAAAGGAGGGCTAAACGATGAGCAGCAGCTTGTATAACTCGATGGGCCGACAGACCCAGAACCCCATTGGTGGGCAGTTTCAGCAGTTCATGGACCATATGCAGGGCAAGAACCCGCAGGAGATGATAAACCAGATGCTCACCTCCGGGCAGCTCTCACAGCAGCAGCTCAACGCCATTCAGCAGCGGGCACAGCAGATCGCACCAATGCTCAACGGCATGAAAAACATGTTTGGATTCTGAAATGCGGCCGCATTTAGAATAAATTTCAAAATCTAACGTAAAGGAGTAAAACTATGTCTCTTTCTTCTGATAACACTGTTCTGACCATGCCGGTGCAGCCCGCCAACGGTTACAGCAACGGCTTCAACGGTTGGGGCGGCGACTGGATGGGCTGGATCGTCCTCTTTCTGATCTTTGGCATGTTCGGCTGGGGCGGCATGGGCGGCTTCGGCTGGGGCGGCATGGGCGGCATGGGCGGCGCTTCGCCGTACATGACCAGTGCTGTGACCCAGGCAGACCTGCAGCGTGGCTTTGACAACCAGAGCATCATGAACAAGCTGAATGGGCTGGAAAGCGGCCTGTGCGACGGCTTCTATGCCATGAACACCGGGATGCTTCAGGGCTTCAACGGCGTGCAGCAGGGCCTGAACGGCGTTACCAACGCCATGCAGCAGGGCTTCAACAGCACCAACGTCGCGCTGATGCAGGGGCAGAATGCTCTGGCTACACAGCTGGCAGACTGCTGCTGCAAGACCCAGACCGCGATTCAGGGAGTCAACTACAATTTGGCCACTCAGGAGTGCGACACCCGGAACCAGATGCAGCAGGGTTTCTGCGCAACGCAGAACACCATGAACAACAACACCCGGGATATCATCGAGAATCAGAACAGCAACACCCGCGCGGTGCTCGACTTCCTGACCAATGATAAGATCGCCACCCTGCAGAGTGAGAACAACGAGCTGCGCCGGGCTGCTTCTCAGGATCGCCAGAGCGCGCTCCTGACCACCGCGATGAACGCGCAGACCAACCAGATCATCGGGACTCTGCAGCAGAAGGTTCCCGTGCCTACCTATCAGGTGCCTAATCCCAACGCCATTTACTATGGCTGTGGAACCGGTTGCGGCAGCTGCGCATAAAAAATAGCGGCAACTTTTCCCAAAATGGGAAATGTTCAGCCCCTGAGCTGATTTTGCAAACCAGAGCGCCGGGGCAAAAGTCCCGGCGTTTTTCTATGAAAGGAGCCGATAAAATGGCCGAATTTTCTAATTCTAACATCGTCATCGTGGCGGCGGGTGAAAACCTTCCCCTTACCGAGACCGCGGTGAACGCGCCTGCGTGCATTGTGCATCGTGAGGGCAGCGGCCTCGTGACCCTGCGCGGTCTGACCAATCAATGCAAAGCGCGCTTCAAGGTAAGTTTTGGCGGCAATATCGCCATTCCCACCGGAGGCACTTTGGGCCCCGTTTCCGTGGCGCTGGCTATCGGCGGTGAGTCGCTGACCAGTGCGACTGCCATTGTCACCCCGGCGGCAGTCGAAAATTACTTCAACGTTTTCGTGGCCGCGTTCATCGAGGTGCCGCGCGGCTGTTGCGTGACCGTGGCGCTCAAAAATACAAGTTCGCAGGCAGTCAGCATTGCAAACTGCAATCTGATCGTTGAGCGGGTAGCATAAGAAAGGAGATAAAGCCATGCTGGATAAACTGAATCATCTGAAGGATGAGATGTGCGACGAGCTCATGGAGCTGACCGACAAAAAGAACCGTTCCCCGGGCGATATTGAGATGATCGGCGAGATCGTGGATATCATTCTGGACATCCACCGCATCGAGGACTGCTGCGAGGGCGGCGAGTACAGCCGTGCGGGCGAGTGGGAAGCTGACATGCGCGGGACCTTCGGCCATGATGCCGGAAGCGGTTACAACCGGGGCAACAGCTACGCCAACCGCGGCCGTCACTATGTGCGCGGGCACTACTCCCGCACAGATGGCCGTGAGCGCATGATATCCGACATCGAGGACATGATGCAGGAAGCCACCGGTGCAGAGCGTGACGCCTACAAGCGGGCGGCAGACATCCTGCGGAATGCATAAGGAAGGAGGGCGGCAGGCATGGACATTGACGAGATCAACACCCATATCCACAAGTTGAAATGCGGTTCAACGGACTGGCAGAGCGTGGAGAAGCTTGCTGCCCTCTGCACTGTGCGAGACGAGCTAGAAGAAAAGCAGGCACCGGCAGAAATGCAAACTCAAGCGCTGCCGCCCACGTCTTACCCGGCGGCATACTCCACAAAAGCAAAGCCGCAAAGCGAGTTCGTGGAAGCGGCAAGCGCTGCCCCCTTTGGCGGCTTGATGGAGGTGCTTGATGAGCACATGAGCGCCATAAAGCTTGCGTATCCGAAAGAGTATGAACTCGTAATGCGAAAGATCGCTTCTTTGCCCGAGTGACGACATCCAATAGGTGGCTTATCAGGGAGTTTATAACGATTCCTCAGGATTTTTTACGTTAATTTTTCAAAAAAGACAAAATAAAAATTCCACGGTCTGCACTCTACTTTGAGCGTTATACCGTGGAATTTTGCTTAAAATATGGAGCAGGGTACGGGACTCGAACCCGCCGCCTTCTGCTTGGGAAGCAACAAACAATAACGGCATAACGTGCTATTTTTTATCATTGGGAGTTTTCTGGGAGCTTGTGACCTTGAACTTTTTCATTTCTTCTGCAAGATATTCGACATTGTGAGAGGTGTAATAATCCGCAGTCGTGGAGAAATCCGCGTGCCCGAGGATAGCCTGCACGGCTGTCGGCTCGGCCTTTCCTTCCACAAGCCGCGTAGCCGCAGTGCGGCGCAGTGAGTGCGGTGTTATAAGCTCGCCCATGTCTTTTCGGTCTACTTTTTCGGGATCCGGATTGATTCCCAGCACGATCATCAGACGGCGAAACGAGTGCTCCACGGTATCGACATTCTTTTTCCTGCCGGTCGATGTCGGCAGCAGAAATTCGCTGCCGAGGCTGCAAAGCATCCATTCAGCCACGATCATCCGTATTGGCTCAAGGATGGGAATGACACGCTGTCGGCCTGCATCGGTTTTTTCACCGCCGATCATGTAACCTTCGTTCAGGTGCACATCATCCCGGCGCATGGAAAGCAACTCATCAATGCGCATACCGGTGTAGGTGAGCACCATTGCAAGCTGCGCGACCTGCCGGAAGCGGTTTCCCTTGCTGTTATCATCTGCAATGGCTTTTATCTTGCCCAGCTCGTCATCCGTCAGGGTGCGTTCCTTCTTGGGCGATGGGGCAGGCAAGCGCAGGCCCTCGGCGTAATTGATCGTGATAATATCGTTCTGCATGGCCCACTTGCACAGTTGGCTGAACAGCTGCCGCTGCTTCTCGCACATGCTGCGGGACTTTCCAGCGTCCGCAAGGGCAGTTATCACGGCCTGATAATCCTCGGTTTTAAGCTCCCGCATGGGGCGTTTGTGTAATTCGAGGGCCTTCGCAAAGGCCCTTTCGTAGCTGTCTCGGCCCTTTGGACCGATGTCTTTGTAGTGCAGCTCCTTCCACTTCTCGTACACATCCCCGAAGGTATACCGCAGGCGCGCAACGCTGGTGTGCTTTGCGTTGTAGTCGTCCAGCGCAAGCACGGCTTCTGCAGAGGTCTCGAAACTGCCGATCAGCTCACCGCGACCAGATCTTGCGACCCACGACCTGACACGTCCTTCGTCTTTTTTCTGGTACACTGTGCCGCTGCCCTTTGGACGGCGGCGCTTTTTTCTTTGCTGCGGGGCGGCTTCCGGCTGTTTCTTTCCACACCACGGACAAAAAGAAGCACCATCCGGGATCTCTTTCCGGCAGCATGGCCTTACGCATTTCATCGCTTACTCCTTTTTCTGCCCGATATATCCGAAGGCACCATTTTCGGCAGCGGCCCTTCCGGCCTTGTAGTTGATCTTCAAATCGTCAATGGGAGGGTGCGGAGCGTCCGGGCATGGATCTAGGCCCATGCTCTGGGCAAAGTTGTATTGGTCGATGATTGTCCCGCATACGCTGACCCTGTTGTTCAGGGGGCAGTGGAGGTTTGCCGCCATCTCCGATATGACAGCAGGCGGACTGCTGCCGTGCCGACCCTTCAGAATAAAAAGCAGCAGCTTTTTTGTCAGCGGCGGCAGTTTTACCACGAGACGGCGCAACTCCGCGTTTAGCTCATCGTCGGCCTTTCCGTCATCCGACGCTTTGTACAGATCCGGGTGGAACATCTCCATGAACACAGATATGGGCGATACGCCACACGCCGCGCACCAATCCATGATCTCGTCACTGTCCGGGCTGGTGTATCCTTTTTCCCAGCTCTGCACGGTGCGCTCTCCTTTTTCGATGCGCCTTGCGATCTCCGCTTGGCTCAGGCCAGCAGACACCCGTGCTTTTGCAAGTGCTTTCCCGATTTGGCTCGCCGTAAAATAACTCATACTTTCACCCCCATAAAACCAGTGTGTTTTTAACAAAAAATGGCGCAGAAAAAGTCTGCGCCATTCGACAAATTTTATCCGTATTTTGTTTTCCAACGGCGCATGGTAAAATCTGGATTATAAATCGTAGATGTGCACAAAAGAAAGGAGAAAACAAAATGGATTTTGAGCAAAGAAACGGCAAAGAAGCTGAAATGAGCACCATCGACGGAATGCCCGCCAGCATCCTGACCGGCACCGAACGCACCCCTGCACCTTGGGAGGAATGAGTTATGAAAAAGCTGTCACACTTTCGCACCCATGCCCGTGCCCTGCTGGCCTGCTATTTGGATATGACCCCAGAGCAGCAGCGCCTTGCTCGCGCTTACATTCAACATAAGGCCCTGCCGGAGGTGCAAGCCCTGCGTAACGCAGCCGGTACGCCCGGCGGGGCGCTGGCTGCTGACCTGTTGCAAAATTTGCAACAGCCTTGCAACCGCGAATAGCAACGTGCATTTTTTGCACATTGCTCGTGCATGTCTCGCGCATCTTGCAAATACGCATTTTTTTGTGGATTTTTCCACTAAAAACAGGGCACGAATGGGGATTGACGACAACAACCAGCGGTTTTATAATATGGTTGTAAACAGGTTTACAAGCCAAGCAACTGAGATTTCTTTGCGTTGTACTCCGCTTCCGTGATGGCCCCCATATCCAGCAGCTGCTTAAATTTTAAAAGCTCATCGGCGGCGCTGGGGGAGGCCGGAGCGGTGCCCCGCGGCTGTTCTGGAGAGCCTTTGCAACTCTTGAGAAATGCAGTCATTCCGCCTGGATAAACCGTTGTCAGCAAGTTGCTTTCGCCTAGTGGAAGCGCAAAGTGGATAGACACGCTCTCTTTACTGCGACCCTTGCGGGTCTCTGTTTTAGCGGTGGTAGCGCCCACGATCGCACCCACAGGCCCGGCAACGGCTGCGCCGATCATGGCACGGCCAATACCACCCTTTGTCTCTGTCACCGTCAGATCGTCAGGCGCGTCAGATTCATAACCGGCGACTTCATCAAAGCTGTAGATCATGCGAGGACCTTTATCACCGCCGCGGTGCCCAATACAAAACAGCCGGTTGGGTTTGTCAATCGACACAAAGAGCGCGTCACCATCATAGATGGAATCGGTTTCTTTGAACACCTTCCGACGCTGTTCCAGTGTAGCCCAGTAGTCCGCAAGGGCAGCTGTCGGTTGCTTTGCTGCCCGGATGCCCAATTTTGAAAAGAAAAAGTTGCTGCAGCTGGCGCAAATCAAGCCGTCCGCGCTTTTCTCACGGTTCAGCAGACCCAGCTTGCCGCCGCAGACAGGACAGGCATTTGCCATAATAAGCACCTCACATAAACAAAAATAGGCAGCCAATCAGCTGCCGAAAAGCTAAATTATCAAGGAAAATGCCAAAGGGGGAAAATAAAGTGCAAGAAATTAGCACAATGTTTGCAAAATGTGATACAATGGAAGAAAAAGAATCGCACGACAAGCTTGTGCATCTTGCCATCAGTGAGATTCTTTCGTTATCCGAAAACCAGCTTCAAGAAGTCATTCGGAGGTTTTATGCTGTATTGTAGACTGAACATTTTGAAGCAGGACGAGAACGGAAACTGGTACAAGCCCAAAAACCAGCATCGGATCCGTCGCTTTTTTGTTGAGGACATCTTTTACCGCTTTGTCTGGACGATTGAGTGGTTCTTATTTGAAAAGTATTGGTAATACATAATCTGAAATCAGATTCACCAGAACCGGAATCAAAATCAAGGTGACAATACCGCCGACTATTTTTATCGGCCCAGAAAACCGGTTTGCATTTTTCTCTCGCAAATATTGCTTTCCGGCTTCTGTGATTCGCAATCCGGACTGCATAAACCCTGTTGTAGAAGATTCTGCAAAGCCTAGCTCTTCAAGCGCCGTAGCGTCTTGAAACAGGTCTTTTGTCCGTTCAACGCCACCGGGATACTCCCGATCGAGGGCTTTCAGCAGTTCAAGTTCTTTTTTATTAAGATGTATGCTCACTCTGGAAGCTCCTTTTTGACTGCCTGAGCAATCCGAACAATTTTCATAATGTTTTCGTCATCCATGCCATCCAGCGCTTCCAGCAGCGCCCGACGGGCTGGTGACAATTTTTCAAGCTCAATGCCATCTAAGGTATTGGGCTTTTCTTTTTGCTTTTCGCCGGTCAAGTCCTCCCGTGCAACGCCAAAATAGACAGCTAACTTTTCTAACGTCACTTCTGAGGGCTTCTTTCCTTTTTTCCATCCAGTTGCTGCCGCATTGGAAAGACCTATTTTTTTCGACACGGCAGTTGGAGATTCTTGTCGAGCAGCACACAGCTTCAAATAGTTTTCGTAAAAAATGCTCATAACAGCACTCCGTTTCTGTGCATATCCACGAAAGCTAGCAAAGTTAGTAAAAAATGTTGACAACTAACTTTGCTAGCTGTATAATGCTCTTGTCAGTTGAAATAGTTAACAAAACACAAAGCCCCGGCGGGAACCCGCCTAAGCTGTTTTTACTTGTATTCTGCAATTACATAGTAGCACACTTTGTAAACTTTTTCAACTGGTATTTGACACGGCGATAAGAAAAAATCTGCCTGTGGTCGCTTCACAGACAGACTTTTCACCGATTTGTCACCAGAACGCACCTGCACCCAGGCGGTAATGCAAACTTGCTCGTCTGCACATCTTTTTCGGGCATTTACGCCGCAAAAGTAACGCCGGGGCTGCAAAAACAACTTGCAGGGCTATGGGTACGCCGCTTCCTTTGGCGGGTCGGCACCGCCTTGTAAGCCCTAGCGTTTCACGCACTTGCTCGTGTCTGGAACTGGCTGGCTCAAAAGTTTGGTCATCGAAATCACCTTCCTTTTGAATCAGTTTAACTAGGAGCCTTGAACAGTATAGCAAATCGGTGCGCCGTTGTCAATTTTGTTTCAACTTGCATTTTGAAGGAGGTGTGAAAGTGCCTGAAAAATGGACAGGCCGTTTAGTAGGCCGGATGCACAACAACCAGATTACAGTAGACGACGTAGCAAAGCATCTTGGATTTTCGAGAAGCTACTGTTCACTGATTTTGAACAGCAAGCGCAACCCTCCCGGCATTCGGGAAAAGATGGAAACTGCCGTCAGCGAGATCATCAAGGAAAAGGAGGACAAAACGGCATGAGCGAATTAAACAATCTCATCCCCATTAGCTACGACAACCCGGAGCGCCCCACTGTGAGCGGCCGGGAGCTGCACGAGTTTTTGCAGGTCAAGACGGCCTATAAGGACTGGTTTCCCCGCATGGTGGAGTACGGCTTCACCGAGGGTGAGGATTTCAACTCGCTCAAAATTGAGCGGGTTCAGGACGAGGGCGGACGCAAAGTCAGCCGAATACTCGATGACCACCAGCTCACCATCCCAATGGCCAAAGAGCTGTGCATGATCCAGCGCAACGAGCGTGGCAAGCAGGCCCGGCAATATTTTCTGGCCATTGAAGCCCAGTGGAACAGCCCGGAAGCGGTCATGCGCCGTGCGGTGCTTATCGCCCAGAAGCAGAACGACCAGCTCAAGGCCGCCAACCGCCAGCTTCTGGCAGAGAACAACGACCTGAAGCCGGATGCAGAGTATGCCAGGGCCGTGTGCGTGGGCAAGAACTGCCGCACCACTACCAGCCTTGCCAAGGATTACGGCCTGAGCGCCGAGAAACTCAACAGCATCCTTCACGGCTTGAAGATCCAGTACAAGACCAGCGACGGCCAGTGGGTGCTATACGCCAAGTATTGCGGCAAGGGTTACACCAAAAACCGCAAATCCACGCCGTTCCAGCACAAGAGCACCGGCCAGTGGGACACCAAGAACACCACCGTATGGACGGAAGCCGGACAGCGCTTTATCTATGAGCAGCTCAAGGCCGTGGGAATGCTGCCCAGCGTGGAGCGCAGGCAGAGCGTGGAGCAGATGGAGCTTGCCGCCTGGAAGCACAACCAGGACGGCGTGGCGTAAGGATACAAACTTATTTTGGAGGTTATCAAGATGAAAAAAGCTACTACTAACGAGACCACGTTTATCTGCGTCAAGCCCATCATCAAGGCTGAGTACACTATCCGCATTGTTGGCGACAGCCCCCTGCTGGTGCATGCATGGAGCGAGAAGGCCAAGAAGGAAATGCTGCAGGCGCAGCAGGGCAAAAAGCTCTTGAAGAAGGACAAGGTTGCCAAGAACCCGGCGGGCGAGTGCGCCGAGGCGCTCTACTGGCTGGATGGCAAGCCGGACATTGATTACAGCGACTGGACGGAAGATTTACTGCACCAGTACGGCAAGACGGCTCGCTTTGGCTTCCCGGCCTGTGCCGTCAAGGCTGCTGCCATTTCCGCAGCATACCGCATTGGCGCAATGAAGAACAAAGTCACCGGCAACGGTCTGTTCCACGTTTTTGGCACCGACAACCCGGAGTTTATCGAGATCAAGACCTTCGATGAAAGCAAGCCCAAGTTTGAGATGGCAGAGGACGAGGTGAAAATCGGCATGGGTACCTCTGACCTGCGCTACCGCCCGAAGTTTTACAACTGGTACACAGATCTGCGCATTGAGTACAACAGCGGCAGCGGCATGATCGACCTGGACAGCATCCTAAACATGATCGAGCTGGGCGGCGATATGTGCGGCTTGGGCGAGTGGCGCATTGAAAAGGGCGGCAGCTGCGGCAAGTTCCACGTCAACAAGAACTTTGATTGATCTGGCTGGCTAGGTGAGCCAAGGCGGGCATTGGCATGTTAAGCTTCGGCAGGGCCGGTTAGGCGAGCTACGGCGTTGTGTGGCTAGGCACGGCAGGCATGGTTAGGAGCGGCGGAGTGAGGAAGGCTCCGGTTAGGTATGTTTCGGCTGGCAAGGTACGGTGCGTTCTTGTTGGACGAGACGAGGTAAGGTTAGGCTGGTTTGGCACGGTCAGGTTCCGCGAGCTGTGGCAAGGTACTTATGGAGTGGCTGGTTTGGTGACGTGTGTTGAGGCAAGTCATGATGAGGTACGGCTGGCGAGGTGAGGTGAGTTGGGTTTTGTCGTGCTTCGGCTGGCATGGAATGCCAAAATCAAAAACAGGAGGTTGCATATGAAAAATATTAAAGGTTATGCGTGGAAAAATGAGCGCACCGCAGCGCTCTACCACGCAACCGCAGAACAGGCGCATGATGCGTTTGAAGAAATCCGCAGGCGGGACGGTAAGCTGACCCCGGCGGCGGTGGTTGACAGCGCAAGGCCGGAGGAATCGGTGCTGCACGAGGACTTCGAGTGGCGGGACGATGTTGCCGCCGATAAGTACCGGCAGGGGCAGGCCCGCCAGATGGTCGGCGCGGTGCGCATTATCCGCGAGGAGCGCCCGCCGGTGCGGGCATACGTCAATGTCAAGGTGGTTTCTTCCCTGCCGCTGAAAGCCGCTGATTGCATCCGGGAAGTGGATGAAGAGCCGGAGCAGGCCACTGAGGAAGAAAACCAGGGCCGCTGCTATATGCCGCTGGAAGAGGTTTTGGAAAAACCCGACCTTTGCAATCAGATGATGGCCGATGCCCGGCGGGATGCCCAGACCTACAAGCAGAAATACAGCACGCTGGCAAGCCTTGCAAGCATCATGCAGGCCATCGACCAGACGTTTGAGGAGGACACCCATGAGTGAGAAGATCATCGCCTACAAGGCCATGTACAAAAATATGCAGTGCCGTGGCAAGCAGTACGAGGTGGGCAAGACCTACCATGAGGACAAGGCCGACTGCTGCCACGCTGGGCAAGGCAGCCGGAGCGGTTGGAGCACATCCGGCTGAAGCGGCAGCTGAGAGAAAAAAGGAGGGGTGTGGCAGTGAAGCCGAGCATGGGAATTGCAGAGTGCTGCCAGATCATGCGAGATAACAACATTTCGGTGAGCGAGCCGATCTTTACCGGTATGATTCAGGCCGGCAGCTTCCCGGCATGGGCGGTGCCGTCTATTGACACCAAAAGCGCCGCCCCGCTGATCTCACGCGCCGGATTTATGGCGTGGGTGAAGGACTTTTACAAGCTCGAAAAGGTTTACACAAAGGAGGATCCCAAATGAAGATCAAATCCACTGTTTTGCACATCCTGGCCGCTGGCTGCGGCTGCTTGGGCCTGCTGTACGGCATGGGGCTGGAGGGCAACGCACAGGTGGGGGCACCCATCACAGACGGGCAGTTTGTGATGGCCATGGTGCTGGTGCTGGCGGCCGTGCTTTTTATGCTCCTGGGCCGCAAAGCCCAGGAGCAGGAGGCAAAGGCTGCCGGGCGGCCCTACGGCAAGATCGAGCGCAATCACGCCCGCAACCCGGAATACCCGGAGAATCAGGAGCGTGGGGCATGATGACGGCCAAAGAGTACGTTGAGGGCAAAGTCAAATCCTACACGCGGCTTGCCGAACGCTGCAGGCGAGAAGCCGAAGCCTCAGATGACATTGTTGTCCGGGCCGGATACTCCCCACGGGCAAACGTCTTGGAGATGTGCGCCGAAGAAATGGACAACGTGCGGGAGATGCTGCAAGAGGAGTCCGGGGAGATCACGTATGCCTGATACCGTCCACCATGTCATGTGGTACACCGTGTATGACGCAAAGACCGGAGACCTGATCGCCAGCGGTACGTCCGAGATGTGTGCCAGACGGCTGGGTTACAAAAGTGCAAACAGCTTTGCGTCCGCGAGAAGCCACAGCCGCAACGGAAGGCGTCGAGCTCGCAAGTACATTTTTGAGAAAGAGTGCATCCGACGTGATGAGGTGGACAGTCTGCCGCCGATACGCCGCAAAAAAAGAAGAGCCTGCCCGTGCGCCAACACTGACAAGCCCAAAGAGTGATGAGTCTCGCCGCCCATCACCACAAAAGTAACACAAAACAGGAGGTTTTACAAGTGGCACTTTTGCAGATCTATGACGGGCTTGAAAACCCGCCGAAACTTTTAGAGAGGCGCTCTGCGCAGACAGTGGGAGATCTGATCCGACAGGCAGACGCACTGTCCGAAAAGGAACACGTGCAAGGTTATCCCCGCAACACCTATATCGTATATAACAACGATGGTGAGAGAGTTTATCAGAGGTGGTGAATATTTATGCAAGACGAAAGCAAGAAGCACATTGCCAAGCGCGAACGCATTAAAGATCTTTCAAACAAGGCGGAGGGGATTTACTACTACATTGGCCCGCAGCACATGCTCTTCCGGCTTATCAACGCAGGAAATGAGTTGGCGAGCGAAATCAACCACGCCGTCGCTTACTTTACAGCTTTTGCCCAGAGCGGGACGCTGTACGATGACGGTGCGGGTGGAAGCCGGTCTGTCATTGATTGCATTTACCGTAAGGTAGGAAGCTTGATGTGCGATATCGACATCATTCATGCCGCAGCCGGCGCGGAGATCATGCCGGAGCCTTTCGATAGCATCGACCGTTGCTATGGTATTGAGTATCATTTTCTGTTGCGCGAAGCGGTTATAAAAGGACTACCTTCTGACTACAAAGGCCCACATCAAAATCCATATGTCGTAAATGTGGTCAGGCCATCCGTTGCTTACGATGTCAATTCATACAGAGACGCTTACGACGATGATTTCTTTGACAATTTCACCCGTGAAGAAGAGGCTCGTGATCGAAAAATCGTGTTTCATTGCACAAAATCCGACCTCGACGCCATTAAGCGCTATGCACATATCATCGATGTAAAATACACTGAGGAGGAAATTCATCATGCCTGAGACCAAAAACGAAAAGACCCCCGTTGAAATGCTTCAGAATCCCGCTTCTGCAGCAGAAACGCCTGCCGCTGCTCCCACTGCGGCTTTGGCACAGCGCCCGCAGAGTTACGCGGAAAAGGTGCAGGGCCTGACCGCCGATGAACGCATCTGGCAGCTTGCGAAGTCCAAGGCAGTCGCGATGGCAAACCTGCCGGACGGGATGCTCCCGCAGACATACGCCGGGAACATTGGCGCTTGCGCTATTGCCTGTGACATGGCCCAGCGCATGGGCGTATCGTATCTGTTTGTTATGCAGAATTTGTATGTCGTTTATGGTCAGCCCACATGGAGTGGCAAGAGCTGCAAGGCGCTGATCGACAACAGCGGCGAGTTTGCCGGGCGCACCCGCTACCGCATGGAAGGACAGGAAGGAACGGATAGCTGGGGCTGCCGTCTGATCGGTGTGGACAAGCTCACCGGCGAAAAGGTAGAAGGCCCGAAAGTCACCGTCAAGATGGCGAAAGACCTCGGCTGGTGGGACAAGAAGGGCAGCTACTGGCCCCGCATGACTGAGATGATGCTCAAGTACCGCGCCGCCGCCTATTTTGCCCGCGCCGAGTGCCCGGAAGTTCTGATGGGCGCAAACATCGACTATGAATCCGGCGCAGGCGATAGCGCTGAGGAAGAGGTGTAACATGCTTAACGTTGTAGCGATCATGGGCCGGTTGGTCGCCGACCCGGAGCTGAAGACCACCCAGCAGGGCACCAGCGTGTGCAGCTTCCGCATTGCCTGTGACCGCAACTTTGCCCGGCAGGGCGAGCAGCGGCAGGCGGACTTTATCGATATCGTGGCATGGCGTGCACAGGCCGAGTTTGTGTGCAAGTATTTCCAGAAGGGAAGCCTGATTGCCATTGAAGGCAGTCTGCAGACCCGTCAGTATCAGGACAAGAACGGCAGCAACCGCACCGCCGTGGAGGTCGTGACCAGCAATGTGAGCTTTGCGGGCTCCAAGACGGCAGACAAGCCTGCCACGGCGTCCTACGAGAAGCAGACGGCAAATCATGTGCGAGAAGCAAACGCCGCTCACAACGCCCCGCAGCAGCCTCAGAGCTACGCACAGGGCAGAACCGACGACTTCGCCGAGATTTCCGACGCGGACGATCTCCCCTTCTGATTTTGCAAGCTGTGCTATCTGGCTATACTGGCGGGCAAAGGAGGTGAAAGCAGTTGAAAGAGGAAGATCAGAAAAGCATAGTCATTTACAAATCATGGAAAAAGCCGTTGCGGAAATTGTCTCTGGAGCAAAAAGGCAGGATTTTTGACGCGCTGCTTGATTTCCCCGATCCGCCGAATTTTGAGGACGACCAGAAGCTCGAAATGGCGTGGGATTTTATGTCCGAGGCGGTGGAATCAAATTCTAAGAAATGGAACGAAAGACGAGAAAAGAGAGCTGCTGCAGGGCGTAAAGGCGCAGAAGTTACAAACGGCAAGCGTCAGCAAAACGCGGCAAATCCGGCAAATGCCGACTTTGACGAGCAAAAACAGCAAAACGCGGCAAATCCGGCTGTAAATGGTAATGGTAATGTAAATGGTAATGTAAATGGTAATGTAAATGGTAATGGTATATCACCTAACGGTGGTGTATATAATAGCGCCGCCGCCGTTGACGTAGAACTTTCCAGGATCGTCCAGCATTATCAGCAGGCTGTTGGGGACTTCCCACGCTCTGCACTGGACAAGCTGCAGAAGTGGAGGCAGGAGTACAGCACAGAGATGATCCTGCTGGCGATTGACAAGGCCACAGAAGCCGGAAAACGCTCGTGGAACTACATCAACGGCATATTGTCCGGCTGGAAACGGGACGGCCTGCGCACACCGGGGGATGTGGAAGCCAACGAACAAAGCCGACAAGCAAGACCTCGAGGCAAGCAGCCAACCGAGACCGTAGACGACCAGCTTGCCCGGGTGCTGGCGAAGATGGACAGAGAAAGGGGTTTTGAGACATGACGCGGGAAGACGTGGCAAAGCTGATCCGCATGAATTTTGTGCTGTACAAGCTGGGTTCAAAGCCTCTGACCGATGAGGAGATGCAGACCACCATCGATGTGTGGACGTATCAGTTTGGCGACTATGACGGCGATACTGTCAAGCGGGCTTTTCTGGCGGCGAACCGGGTATGCGTTTATCCGGTCACGGTGGCCGACATCTTCAAGCAGCTTTCCCAGTGTCTTGACCCGTCCGCTGAATGGGAAGCTCTGGCTGTAGCGGCACGCAAGGCACAGACATTTTTGAGCTGGCGCAAGTTCCCGATGGTGACCGGCATTGACGGAAAGGGCGGGCTGCTGCGTAGTGACGGACAGAAAGAGCTGCAAGCCCTGTATGACCAACTCCCGCCGGCGGCAAAATCCTATGCCGGGAGCGTGGGAGGGCTGGCCGAGCTGGCTGAAATGCCAGACCTTACATACCGCCGTGCCGAGTTTTTGAAGCAGGCGCAGGCCGATATCACCACCGCCCCGCGTGAAGCTGCAAGGCTGCGGGCGAGCGAGCCGACAAGGAAGGAGATTGAAAAATGAACGAATTTATCGACCGCGAAATGAACCACATTGGTTACATGCTCAATGGTGACAGCGGGGTGCAGACCGATGGTAAAACTTGAACCTTGCAAAGACTGCCCCGACCGGCACCCGATCTGCCACGATAGCTGCCCCAAGTACGCCGAGTACAAGCGTCAGTTGGAAGCGCAGCGCATCTACACCAGCGCGCACCACGCGGCAGAGAGAATCAGCCGAAACGATTTCGACAAAGAAGGATGGATGGGAGGAAGAAAGCGATGAAAGTGTTGGTTGCCTGCGAGGAATCGCAGGAAGTATGCAAGGCATTCCGTGCTCGTGGGCACGAAGCCTACTCGTGCGACCTGATCGAACCGTCCGGCGGGCATCCAGAATGGCATATTCTCGGTGACTGCCTAAAGGCTATTGAGGGGGGGCAGGTCGTGACCATGGACGGAACCGCGCATGATGTGCCCCGCTGGGATATGATTATCGCATTTGTCCCCTGCACAAAGACGAGCAACGCGGGAGCAAGACACCTGTACAAGGGAGGAAAGCTCAACCTTTCCCGGTATTATGAGGGATTGTGCGGCAAGGCGCTTTTTCTTGCCGTGTGGGCGGCAGATTGCGAAAAAGTGGTGATTGAGAATCCTACTCCCAGTAAGATTTTTGACTATCCGAAGCCCACGCAGGCAATACAGCCCTACGAGTACGGACATCCATACAGCAAGAAAACGCTACTGTGGGAGCGCGGTGTGCCGCCGCTACATCCGACAGACATTGTGGAGCCTGTGGCAACATGGTGCCCGTCCGGCTCTTACTCGCATAAGCACGGTGAACAACATAAGGGCATGTTTACCACTGACCGTGCAAGGAACCGCGCAAAGACTTTTCCTGGCATTGCAAAGGCCATGTCCGAACAATGGGGGTGAAAGATTATGAAAGCTGTGCTTTTGAGCATTCGTCCTAAGTGGTGCAAGAAAATCGCAAACCTGCGGAAGACGGTTGAAATTCGCAAAACTGCGCCAAACCTTGAAGTGCCGTTCAAATGCTACATCTACTGCACAAAAGCTCCAAAGAAACTCATTACAATTTTCAGAGATGGCGAAGAATCATATGATGGAGAAATCTATCACGGAAAGACCAAGTTTATCACATGGGATGGCATTGGCGTGCCAGATGATATAGACAGCGCCATGCAGATGGTTATTGGCGAGTTCGTCTGCGATGACATCCGACGCATTGGCCCTGAATACTGTGTCGTCAAAGAAGATATCGAATCTGCAATTGCTGGAAGCTGTCTCACAGTACCGCAAGTCAAAGACTATGCCGGATGGAAGTCCGGGATGAGTTATGCAGATTTGAAAGACTTGTATGGCTGGCACATTTCCGACCTGAAAATTTACGACCGCCCACGACCGTTAAGTGATTTCACAAGACTGCGGGCAACAAAATTTGGCTATGAGCCTGTAGAGATTCGGCGTCCACCGCAATCCTGGTTTTATGTGGAGGACGGCAGATGAAGCTGACCCTCTACGGCGACCCGCGAACCAAGAAAAACTCTTCCCGCATCCTCAAAAGCCGCTCAGGCGGGCGCTTTGTGGCTCCTAGCAAGGCTTACGTGGATTATGAGACGGACTGCCTGCGGCAAATCAAAAGGCCGCGCAGCCCCATCTCTGCCCGTGTGAACGTGAGGTGCGTTTACTACATGAAGACAGCCCGCCGGGTCGATCTGGCAAACCTCATCGAGGCTACAACGGACATTCTGGTGAAAGCCCACGTGCTGGAGGACGACAACAGCACGATCGTTGCCGCCCACGATGGCAGCAGGGTGGAGCTTGACCGAAAGAATCCGAGGGTAGAAATCGAGATTGAAGAAATGGAGGAGTAAAATGCTTGATATGCTATTTGAAGTTGCAAGCACGCTGTTCATGGCAACACTTGCAGGATTTTTCATCTGGTTTGTTCTTAGCGATGGCAACCCAATTGAATATTTCAAGCGGTGGCTCAACCGCAACAAACCTTGCCTTTGCGACCGGTGCGTTTTCTTAAATCAAAAATTTGGCGCGTCAGAATCCGGATATCACTATATCTGCCGGAGAAGTGACAAAGACGAAGGATACATAAATCCGCCCGAATATTGCCACGATTTTGAAGAAAGGAGCGACAATGACCCGCACATGGATACCTGACACCGACACGACGAAGCCGGACAAAACCGATTTCCGCACTGTTAAGGCGTGGCTGAACCGCTACCGCGAAGCAGAGAAAAGATACTACTTGCTGTCTGACCGTCTGGCCGAAGCACAGGAGGCCACCCGGCACATTACCCAGAGCCTCAGCGCGGCCCCCGGCGGCAGCAAAGATGGCCAGAGCCTTGCCCGGGCGGTGGAACGCGAGGAGGAAGCGGAGCGCCGCGCTTATGAGCAAAGAGCGGTCTGCGACAGGCTGTTTCTCGAAATCAGAAACGCGCTCGCCCAGATCCGGAACGAGAAAGCATACACGGTGCTGTACAAGTACTATCTCGATTGCCTCACGTGGGACAGGGTCGCAAAAGATATGAATTATTCTCTGCGCATGGTCTATGTCTTGCGGCGCAAAGCAATGGAGGAACTGAGCCTTTAAAAACATTGCACTGTCATTACATTGCGGTTTCACTATTACATGGTGTAAAATTGTATCATCGGAAAAGCCAAAAGGCAAACCGATGCACGCAGCCTCCGAAACGTGTCCCTTCTTGGCATTTTCCTCCTTTTCTGCTTGCAGGTACCGGGCTTTGCTCTCTTCACGTTTCGCGGGCTGCTTCTATGCGATACACTGAAACAAAGGCAGCCTGCCGCTCATGAGAGACAGGAGGCGGTTCGATTCCGCCGTATCGCACCGTATGGCGCATGGACTAGACAACCCGCAAGGCCGCACGTGCAACCTCCCGTGCCAAGAAAAGGCCTTAGAATCCTTGCCAAGGTGTAGCTTTCCTGACAGGATGTGCGCCAACCAACAGCCCCGGCGGAGAACCGGAGCTGTTTTTATATGGCCGCCTGAGCGCAGTTTGGAGCGCGGCGCGTGTGTGTAGACACGGCTGGTTCGATTCCAAGGGCGGCTTTTTACTCTGGTAGCTCAATTGGCAGAGCGATGGTCTCCAAAACCGTAGGTTGCAGGTTCAAGGCCTGCCCAGAGCGCCATGCAATGTACAGTCGGGGGACGGCTGTGCAAAGCATAGCGGGGCATCTGGCCGCGAAAGTTCCAGATGCAGCGGCACCCGCCCGTTTTACGCCTGTCCGTCAAACTGAATGCATGGGTGCTGCTTATATGCCGTCATAGCTCAATTGGCAGAGCGCCGCCCATTTAAGGCGGGACAACGTTGGTGACACCACGGGAACATCACTGCACAGCCAACCACTGCGCACATCCATTCCATGGGTGCTGGTTCAAATCCAGCTGGCGGCACATTCGATATTTTGACCGTTCGGATTTCCGGACGGCTTTTTATTTGGAGAAAAAAGATGATTCAGAAAGAACTGCTGAAAATGCCGGTCTCAGATCTGGTGCCGTATGAGAACAACCCGCGCGTGATCTCCCCTGCAGCTGTAGACGCTTGCGCTGAGAGCATCAAGCAGTGCAGCGCACTTGATCCCATCGAGGTTGACGAAAACAACGTCATTCTCAGCGGTCACACCCGCCGCCTTGCGTTGATGCAGCTCAATGTGGACATGGCCGACGTGGTGCGCTACACCGGCCTGACGGAAGAGCAGAAACAGAAATACCGCCTGCTGGCGAACAAGACCGGCGAAATGACCGGCTGGGATTTCTCCAAGCTGGAACGGGAGCTGCTTGAAGTCGATTTTGGCGACTTCGACTTTGATTTTGACATTCCGCAGGACGATGATGCCGGCGTATCCTACATTGACAGCCTTATGGAGGACGGTTTCACAAAGGCTTCGGAAAAGAAAGAATTTTCCGTGACCTTCACGTTCCCCGTTGAGTGCGAGGAAGAAATCAAGGGATACATCAGCGAGAACACGAAGGAGCCGCTTGAAAAAGCCATCTTGAACTGTATTCGCGGCGTTATGGAGGATGAAGATGCCTAACTGCGGGTCGCAATGCTGGTTGTGCGATATGCCTATCCGTTTCGACACCTACAAGGGATGCACGCACGGCTGCAAATACTGCTTTGTGCAGCGGAACGGAAAGTATGACATCAGCAAGGTGCAGAAAGGTGAAGGCGTGAAAGCCCTCATGAGCTGGATTCAGGGAAAGCGAACGTCTGAGACCAACTGGTGTGACTGGAATATTCCGTTGCACTGGGGGGCGTGAGCGACCCTTTCCAGCCTTGTGAGCGCTATTACCGCATGAGCTACAACGCTCTGCGCGTCTTTGCTGAAACCAAATACCCCTTTGTTGTTTCGACAAAGGGAAGGATCATCGCAGAGCCTGAATATCTCGAACTGCTGAAGAAGTGCAACTGCGTTGTGCAGATCAGCATGGTGTGCAGCAGCTATGACAAGCTCGAAGAAGGCGCACCATCGTTTGAAGAACGTCTGGAAATTGCGAGAAAGGTTGCTCCGAGTGTGAAGCGCCTGATCGTCAGGATTCAGCCGTACATGCATGAGGTATACGGAGAAGTTTACGAAAACCTTGAAAAGTTCAAGGCAGCTGGTGCCTACGGCGTTATTGTCGAGGGCATGAAGTTTGCAAGCAAAAGACCGGGCCTTGTTAAGGTTGCGGGAGACTATACCTATCCGAAAGCCCTGATCGAGGGCGATATTCTTAAGCTGAAGCAGAGGGCGCATGAACTTGGCCTTGCTCTTTACAGCGGAGAAAACAGAACAAGAGAACTGGGAGACAGCCTTTGTTGCTGCGGTGTCTCTGACCTTCCCGGATTCAAGGTGAATGAGTATAACCTGAACCACCTGCTTCATGGTGGGAAGCCCGCAAAGACCCCTCAGATGCAGAAAACTGGTACAGCGATGTGCTTTCAGTCGCTGTACCAGAACACAGCCAATTCCAGAAGGCTCAGAGGGGAAAGCTTTGAAAGCGAAATGCTCAACGTCTACAAAACGAAGCGTGACTATGTGAACGAGACCTTTGGTCTGAAATGAGGTGATCTGCGATTGGCCGCAAAGGTAAGTATGAGCAGTGGTTAGAGCCGGAAGGGTTGACGCTGCTTCGTGGATGGGCTAGAGACGGCCTGACGCAGGAACAAATAGCTCAGAACATTGGAATACACCGCGATACCCTGAATGAATGGAAAAGCCGATTTCCCGACATTTCCGACGCTTTAAAAGTAGGGCGGGAAAACGCTGATTACATTGTGGAAAATGAGCTGTTCGAGAGCTGCAAGACCCGCACCGTAACCGTAAAAAAGCCCATCAAGCTGAAAAAGGTCATGGTGGATGGAAAAAAGCGGCTTGAAGAAGAACGCATTGAGTATGCAGAGGAACAGGTCGTTGTGCCTGCAAACGTCACGGCCCAGATTTTTTATTTGAAAAACCGGAAGCCAGACAAGTGGAAGGACAAACCGCAGGAGAACACGACCGAAGCCCAGAATAACGACATGCAGACGCTTGCAGATCTGCTGCAGCGGCCCGTGCCTGACCGTGACATCAAGGACTTTGAGACATGAACATACCTGCACCTTTTTCACAAAACCAGATGCGTTTCTTCTGGAACTGTTTCGACCACTGGTTCAATGTGGCTGAGGGCGGCAAACGCGGCGGTAAGAACGTGCTTATCACTATGGCCTACTGCACTATTCTGGAAAAGCATCCCAGCAGAATACACCTCATTGCGGGCGTATCAACTGCAACGGCCCGGCTGAACATTCTGGACTGTGACGGCTTCGGCCTGAAAAACTATTTTGAGGGCCGCTGCCGTGAGGGCACCTACCAGAACCGCGACTGTCTGTACATCCAGACTGCCACCGGCGAAAAGGTGGTGCTGGTGTCTGGTGG